AACAGAAGAATCTGCTCATATGCAATTAGCTAAAAAATACTTTAAAAAGGAGGTAGTAGGTGACGAAGAGTATACTAAAGCAAAACAAATTAACTTCCATGCATTATACGGTAGAATACCAGAAGAATATAAAGATGTTGATATATTTGTAAAAATACAAGACTTTATTAATTCTTTATGGATTAAGTACGAAGGATTAGGCGTAGTTAATAATCCAGTATCAAATAAACCCTTTACTGAACAGCTTTCTGACATGAATCCACAAAAGCTTATGAATTATCTTATGCAATCGTTGGAAACCTCAAGAAATATACTTATCTTAAAAGATGTATTAAGATATCTACAAAATAAAAAGACAAAAGTAGTGTTGTACACTTACGATTCATTGCTTTTTGACTTTAATAAGGAAGATGGGAAGGATACACTAAAAGAACTTCAGATTATTTTAGAATCGGAAAAAAAATACCCGGTTAAATTTAAATACTCTAAAGATTTATGTTTATGAAACACTTTAATATTTATAACAAATGACAACGGTTGCAGAAAGTAGGTTCGACTATGATATCGACCCTATAACATTAAATGAAGATATGAGTAATAAATTATTCTGTACATTCGCTACAGAAGAAACGCTTGAGCCTGTTTTAGAAAACATTCAGGAGCGTTACAACATTATTTACAACAAAATATTTGTATTATATTCAAAAAGTTTAAACGAGTATATATGTACGTATAATGTTGATTTCGGTAATGTAGGTACGTTTCTAGAAAACACTATTCTAGTTCATAGAAAAAAAGAATCCAACACCCTATACACAATTAATGCTCTTAATACACTTATTAAAGAGTTAAATGGCGGAGTACTAGATACTTCATATAGAATTAACTGGCCAGATTTTAGGAATTGTGTACTTCTTACAAAAGGACCAGATTTAAAAAGAATTAATACAAAGTTATATAAAATAATTGAGCTATAGTTGCTCGTTAATTTTATTTTTCTTATATTAATATAAAGTTATAATTTAAAAATTAGTTATATGGATTTAAATGCTATTAAGGCTAAGCTAGATGCCTTGAACAACAACGGTCAGCAAAGAGAAAAGACTGACTATTCAACAATTTTTTGGAAACCACAATTAGGAAAACAGACTGTAAGGTTAGTACCTTCGTTTTATGATCCTACTATGCCTTTTAAAGAGCTAAAGTTTCATTACGGTATTGGTAAGTACCCTATGGTTGCTTTATCTAATTTTGGTAAACAAGACCCTGTAGAAGAGTTTGTAAAAGAACTAAGAAAGACTTCTGACAGAGATAACTGGTCATTGGCCGGTAAAATATCACCTAAAACAAGAATCTTCGCTCCAGTAGTAGTTAGAGGAGAAGAAGAAAAAGGTGTTAGATTATGGGGATTCGGGATCACTATATATAAAGCCCTATTAGCTTTAATTGCCGACGAAGATATCGGTGATATTACAGATGTAATCAACGGTTGGGATTTAGTTGTAGAACAACAACAAGGTAACCCTTACCCTGAAACATCAGTAAGAATAAAACCTAAACAAACTGCTTTATCTGATAATAATGATCAAGTAGAGACTTGGTTAAAAACTCAACCTGACCCTTCTGACGTACATACTCAGTACGATTACGATTTCATTAAAAAGCAACTTCAAAATCACCTTAATCCTGGCGCAGCAGAGGATACTCCAGCAAAAACTGAAGCTCCTGTAAAGAAAGACTTTACTTTAGAGACTGCATCAGCAGGAAATAAGGATACAGTAAGTAAATTTGACGACCTTTTTAACGAATAAGTATGGCAAAAAAGAAAGAAGTACAGGAAAGAGCGACTGCGAATGTTCGAAAGTCGTTCAGCTTAAGTAACTTTAAGAATAAGAAAGGATTTTCTAATGCGTCTGTAAAGTTTAAAGAACAAGGATGGATTCCTCTATCTAAAGCTTTTCAAGACATAACTTCCCTCCCCGGTATTCCCACCGGACACATCACTCTGTTGAGAGGACATAGTGATACGGGCAAAACCACTGCCCTAATAGAAGCTGCGGTGAATGCTCAAAAACTGGGCATTCTCCCAGTCTTTATTGTTACTGAGATGAAATGGTCTTGGGAACATGCTAAAGAAATGGGATTACAGTTTGATGAAGTTAAAGACGCTAACGGTAACGTTACAGATTATGAAGGTCATTTTTTATATGCTGATAGAGGATTACTTAATACTATAGAAGATGTAGCTGTTTATATAGCTGATCTTATGGATGAACAAGCAAAGGGTAACTTACCTTATGATCTATGCTTCTTTTGGGATAGTATAGGATCAGTTCCATGTGATCTTTCAGTAAGATCTAATAAAAATAATAATGAATGGAACGCAGGTGCTATGTCTACTCAGTTTGGTAATAATCTTAATCAAAAGATATTATTATCCAGAAAAGAAAACTCACCTTATACAAATACTTTAGTAGCTATAAATAAAGTATGGACTATGAAACCTGAATCGCCAATGGGTCAACCTAAGCTTCAGAATAAAGGTGGAATGTCTATGTGGTACGATGCAACGTTAGTTGTGACATTTGGTAATATTACTAATCCTGGTACTTCAAAGATTAAAGCTATAAAGAGTGGTATGCAAGTAGAATTTGCAAAAAGAACTAACGTTCAAGTAGAAAAAAATCATATAGGAGGAGTACAATCTAGAGGTAGAGTAGTAATGACACCTCATGGGTTCATTCCTGATGATAAGAGAGCTATAGATAAGTATAAAGATGCACATAAAGAACACTGGTTAAAACTAGTAGGTTCAGTAGACTTTGATCTTATTGAAGAAGGTGATCTAGAAGAAACTCCAATATCACCTAATCTACTTGACTAGTGAACTATTCAAAAATCTTAAAGAATTTAAAGCAGACCCCACCCCCAGAGCTAAATGACCATATTCTGGTCATAGATGCTATGAATATGTTAATTCGTAGTTTCTCACTGCTCAAAGCAATGAGTCCAACTGGTCACCATATAGGCGGCCTAGTTGGCTTTTTGCGTTCTTTAGGATATGTTACGAGAATATTTGACCCTACAAGAGTAATAGTTGTATGGGACGGAAAAGGAGGATCAGCTAACCGTAAAAATATTGATCCAAATTATAAAGCTAATAGAGCTACATCAAGAATTACTCATTGGGGGCTTTATGATACTAAAGCTGAAGAAACCGAAGCATTAATAGGTCAGTTATTCAGAACAAAAGATTACTTAGAGTGTTTACCTTTGCAGCAGATAATGATGGAAAAATTAGAAGCTGATGATATTATTGCATACCTAGCTCAACAAGCAGATAAGAATAATAAAAAAATTACTATTATATCATCCGATAAAGACTTTTTACAGATGGTAAATAAGAATATAGAAGTATATGCACCAGTTAAAAAGAAAACTTTTACAGCTGATAATATAGAAAATGAGTTAAAAGTAATTCCAGAAAATTATAATATAGTTAAAGCATTATTAGGAGATAATTCTGATGGCTTGAAAGGAGTTAAAGGTTTAGGTATAAAGACTATTGTATCTCAATTCCCAAAACTTGTTACTGAGCCTAATATGACTCTTGATTATGTATTTCAAGTATGTGAAGATAATTTAGAAGGTAAGAAAATATTTTCTAAAATAGTACACGATTGGGATAAAGTAGAAACTAATTATAAATTAATGAATTTACACGAAAGTGTGTTGGATGATACAGAAAAAAGTACTATATTGAATATAGTAAAAGAAGATATACCCGACTTACAAGCAGGAGCTTTTTTACATTTATTGGATAATGATAAAATAGAAGGAGTTACCAAGAATACAGAAGGTTGGTTAGAAAATTTTAGGGGTTTAACGGTTTTTAAAAAATAGGTTATAAATGACATTAAAAAGTTTACATCAGTTTGGAAAAGGTTTCCAATTAAAAGTACTGGGTTCATTACTTACAGATAAAGGTTTTCTACTTAACGTAAGAGACGTACTATCTGATAGTTATTTCGATGCTGATTCTCATAAATGGATTATTAATCAGATATGTGAGTATTACGATAAGTATCATACTACAGTTACTATGGATGTACTTAAGATCGAACTACAGAAACTAGAAAACGAAGTACTTCAAGTAGCACTTAAAGAAGAATTGAGAAACTCCTATCAAGCTTCTCAGGATGATTTAGAGTATGTACAAGAAGAGTTTACTAAATTTTGTAAAAATCAAGAAATGAAAGCAGCTATATTAGATTCTGCTGATTTACTAAAAGAAGGTGATTTTGATGGTATTAGAAACTTAGTAGAAAAAGCTATTAAAGCTGGAATGGATAAAAAT